TGCATGACCAATAGATGCTCCGCCTGAAGCAGATATTTTAGAAGCCGCATTTGCTCCTAAAACAGCAGTTAAAGCTGAATCTGATGCCATTTGCATAGCATCAGTAGTTGTTTTATTTGTCGCTTTTTGTTTATCAGCAATCATCATTTGTAATTGTCCAGCTAAATATTCAGTAACCATATTCATAAAGTTGCTTAAAAACTCACCTAGAGCAGTACCAGCAACGCCCATAGTTTCAACTATTGAATTGCCTAAATGACTAAAACTAGCTTGTAATGATTGTGCTGTGCTGTCAGCTGTCCATCCTAATTTTTCTAATAAAGTAATTTTTTCTTCTATTGCTTTATTATCATCGCCACCTGTAGGCAATACTGTATCAGAACCAATTAAAGTGTCATTTCCAGCACTAGTGTCACCACTAGTAGATGTAGTTGAAGTACCTCCACCACCACCAGAAAATAAACTATTCACATTGTCTTTTATGTAGTTTCCAACATTATCTAAACTGTTTTGTACTTGTTCAACTGTTTTATGCTCTAGTGAATTACTTAATGCATTTGTATAACTATCAGTAAAATCTTTTGCTATTTTTTTACCAGCATCAGATGCAATAGTTTGTGCATTATCAAATCCTTCTTCTAATATATCGCCAAAACTACCTTTAAAACCCTTTTCTGAAAATTCTTTTATTAAATTCCACATTGTAGCCCACGCATTTACAAATTGGTCAACATATGATTTTATTTTTGTAAATACACCTCTAAATACTGAACCAATTCCAGCAATAGCTACTCTAATAAATTTTGATGAATTATATAAATCAACAAATCTATTATATAAGCCAACAACAACTGGTAAAACTTCGCCCCAATTTTTATAAATTACATAAGCAATAGCAGAAAGTCCAGCAACCACCAATCCAATAGGCGATAATAATGCACCCAATAAACTAACCAATGAACCCACTAATGTTATTATAGTTGGCAATGCAATAGCAACGCCACCTAATGCTAAAATTAGCTTTTGCATTGTAGGGTCTAGTTCTGTAAATCTTTTATATAAATTTTGTATAAACCCAACTAATTTTTGAACAGCTGGAACAACAGCAACCATTAATTGTTGCCCTAAACTCATTAAAGTTTCTTTAGCATTATTTAAAGATTTTTGAAATTGAAAACTTGCTGATTGTTCAGTTATACGAAACGCTTCAGCAGTTGAACCAGCACTATCTGCAAGTGCATCAAATATTTTTTTAGATTCTTCCATTCCAGCGCCAGTTAAATCTAACACCCCTTTTAGCGCTCTAATATTTGGAAATATATCAGTAATGTTAACACCAAATTCTGTTGTCTTGTTTTTAAGCATTTCAAGTGTTGCCATTAGCCCTTCTTCAGCTAAACTTTGTTGAACTCCTTGTGTGCTTAATCCCATACTTGCAAATGCCTGTTCAGCTTCGTTTGTTGGTTTTTTTAATGATGCTAGTATTTGTGTTAATTGTGTGGCTCCAACCGCCGCATTTGTACCTGTACGTGACATTGATGCCATAGCGGCGCCTACTTGGTCAAACGACACTCCCATATTAGATGCAAGTGGAATCACAGCACCCATTGCTCCTGCAAGTTCACCAGCTTCTAATTTACCCTCACGTACTGAGGCAGTCAACACATCAGTTGCATGTTCAGCGCTCAATACGTCTTGTCCGTAGGCGTTCATAGCCGATGTGGTTAAATCAGCAATAGTTTTAGTTTCTCCTAGTCCACTAGCGGCGGCTTTTGATGCAAATTCTAATGTATGAAGTGCTTTTGAAGTGTCTTTAATACCGGCAGATGTTATAAAAAACAATGCATCAGCGGCTTCACGTGAAGAAATACCGACATCACGTGCCATGTTTTTTGCACCTTCGCCTAATTTTTGGACGTCTTTAGAAGCAACACCAACTAACGCTTGTATTTTAGTTAATGATTTGTCAAAGTCCAATGCCATTTTAACACTAGCACCACCAGCCAATGCAAGTGGCAATGCAAATTTTTGCATTGAACCACCTATTGATTTTAATTTGCCACCAAATTTTTGAAGTTTACTTGATGCAGTATTTAATGCGCCAGTAAATCCTGAAGTGTTTGCAGTTAAATTTAATTGTAACCTTTGTTGAGCCATAAGAAATATATATTAAGCAAAAATACAAAAAAATGACTACTTCTTTTTTTTAGAAACACTATCAATTTTTGCCTTAAATTTTTCGTATTGTTCTCGTGTAGATTTTGGTTTACCACGCTCTAAATATACGTCTTGTGGCAGTGGAAATAATTTATCAGGCGTTATCATATTTGCACGTTTATCTACATTAATATTATATAGCATCATCGCAATATAGCGTGTGCGTTCCCAATGTAAATTTTGTTTGATTGTGTGTGCTTCGCCTAATAGTTGATTTTCTTTCCAAGTTTGCGACCAAAAGTTTTTAGGCGAAATTCCAACTTGACCTATATAATAATCTAATATATCGTCCCAACTAATAGTCGCATCTACTTTCCCTTGCTAGATTTTTTAGTAGATTTTTCAACATTTCTTTTTATACCAACATTTAATTCATTACCAAGTATTTTAGATTCCATCATTGCGCCAACAATTTCCTCTATTTTTTCAGCTGGCAATTCATCTAACCAACTACCTACTTTATAAATAGTATAATCAATTTCATTATCTTCTTCTTGGTCAAATGCCAAAAGCGCTGAATATATCAGCGCTCTAATACTTGATAGTGATATTCCTTTTTGAAATATTTCACCAATTTGTTCTATTGGTACATTTAATTCATCAGTAAAATTCGCCCAAAAATTCATTGAAAAATGCATTGTACGATTTTTACCACCCATTTTTATTGAGTAATAACCCCTCTTTCTGTTTGCCATAAATTTTTAATTAATTATTAATTAGTAGATTTGGTAATGCTTCCAGTTAATGTAATCGAACCTGAATAACTTACAGGAGATTCCATTTCAGCTGATTGCTCTACACTAGATAAATAACCTTCAGCAGTATATACAGCATCACCAGTTTCGGCAGTACCAAACACACAAGTTATTTGCGTTCTAGCTAAAAGAAAATCAGCCATTTCAATAGCATTACTACTATCACTATAATCAACTAACCCTTCAAAAGATATTTCACCACTTATAACACCAGCAATTACTTCTTGAAAACCACTTGAATTTTTAGTAGTCGCTTCTGGTAAGTCGTTAGATAGTGTTAATGAACAACTTGTTGTGTGTCCTAGTGTTACAGTTTCAATCTTTAAAAGCAAATTAGTTCCATTAAATACTGATGTTGTAGCCATTTTTTATTTTTTTTATTCGTTATTAATATTTACACAAATATACAATTTTTTTTATTAAGCATTGTTCCATTCAAAGTTGGCATTATTCCATAAAACATCAGTTGTATTCCAATACCTATCGCCAGAATCATCTTGAATTGTGAAAGGATTTACTAACGTAATTTCCAAGTCATATGATACAAGATTTTCCATATCACCAACTTGCTCTACATTGTTTATATATCCTTTGCCAGTTAATGTTAATCCCTCAAATGCTTCTTGTGTAAATACCCATTCATTGATTTCTTTAGTTAAAACCATTGATGCGAGTTGGTCAAAATTAACTGTATCGCTATAATCTACTAGACCAGCAACAGAAATTGTTCCTGACCTAATACCAGCGATTACCTCTTTAAAACCTAACGAATCTTTTGATGTTGCATCAGGCAAATCTACATTCAATGAAAATCTTGATTGTGTGGAATGGCCTAATAAATTCCCATTATGGAACAACCCAAAAGATGTCCCATTAATTAGTGCCATTATTCTTTATTTTGTTCTTCTTCTTTTATGACTTCAAACGAACCATCCTTTAAATCAACATTAATCTTACCATATTTTTCTACTAACTCTTTTCTAAAATTTTCAGCATCTTCTTCAAGATTGTCAAATGCTTTATGTAGTTTTTTAGTTTGTGTTGCCATTGCACCAATATCATGATGTATAGCGTTTCTAGTAGCTTCTTGTTGCTTTAATTTTTCAAATTCTTCTTCAGATAAATTCCCCATTTTTTTTGTTTTAAATTATTAATTATTCTTCACTTGGTAGTGGTAAAGTTTCCGTAGTTGGATTTTCCTTTTCGCTTATTTGTGCATCAATATTTGATTTCATTTGCACCATATCCATTTCTGGTTCAATCCAAGATACAACAATATCTTTTGTTAAATCAGAAAATGGCGTAAAATTATCAGGGTCAGGCGCACCAACTGTTTGTGTACCGATTATAGTAGCTGTGTTGCCACTAGCATCAGCGCCATTATAACGCCAATGCACATTATATACAACAGTTGACAAATCACCTTCAGTCGGTCTGCAATCAACAGCTGGAATATCCCATGTGTATGTATTTGCCATAGTATTTATTTTTTACAAATATACAAATTATATTATTTTTCTAGTGCTTCTAATCTAGCTTCTAGTTCTTTATTTTTTTCAACCAATTCTTTAATAGCTTTCATTAAATAAGGTGTCATTTCCATAGGATGAAAACCATAACGTGCATCATCGCCTTCGCCATTTAATTGATAAACTTCAGGAAAATTATCAACTTCTTGTTGTGCAATATATCCTTTGTTTTTTTCTTCACTATCATCTTGTTTATTAAAATGAAATTGCTTTGGTTCAAGTGCTAAAAATTTAGGCAATACTTCTTCGTCCCAATCAACTATATTCTTTTTTAATCTTTCATCAGAACTAGACGTTGAATATGTTGTTGCAGTATTAGTAGCATTATAACCAATCCACCCAATTATATCGTCTGAAGTATTTCCTCCTCTGAAGAAATTAATATATCTACAATAAGTGTCGCCATCGTTTTGCATTTGGAACATATTAGCACCATTGCCTGTGTTCTCATTCCAAAAATAACCTACACCATCAAAATAAGCACCACCAGTGTCACTAGTTTTTATAGCAATACCTTGTGTTGTGCCTGGACTAACGCCATATTTGAATCCATACCCAGAACCAGTTGATGCAAAGTCATAATATCCAGTTGCTTCTACACCTGTACTTGTAGTTTCAATTTTTTTATTTCCATTATGGTATAACTCAACAGCACCACCATTAATGAATTTTGCCATTTCTGTGGAATCGTCATTATCTCTAATAACAACATCATCTTCAGCTAATATTTTTATATCATCGCTATC